GACACGAAAAAGAAACACAAAGGAAAAGGCACGAGGAAAAGCCGAAAAACCTCAGAAAGGAAAAAAACATGAAAACAACGATTGTAGGCTGGACAAAAAAGAAAGCATTTAACGGAGTAATCGAGGGCAAGCAGATTAACAGCCCTGAAAAGGTCGTCTTTCAGCTTCTGCAGGAAGTTGATAACCCCGATTGTCACGGAAAAATGGTCGATACACTGAAAATACCGACCGAAAATGCAATCAGACTTAACGGAAATTCTGAGGATTTCAATAAGCTTCTCGGCTGTGATGTAATGCTGAACTATCAGATTTTTAACGGACGTTCTCAGCTTGTTGATATCACCGTAATCAATGCAGACGGAACACTTCACCGCAACACAAAATAATTAGCGGTGAAACCGCTGTTATAAAAATTTAATAAGAAAGGAGTTTTGCTAATAATGGAAGCTGTAACAACAATGCTTAGTAATGCCGTTACTGTTTTTGGTTCTTGTTGGGATGCTATGACAAGCAACGTACCTATTGCAATTCTTGTAGGTCTGTCTCTTCTCGGCTCAGGTGCAGGACTTTTCGCAAAGTTCAGACACGCTGTATAAGCAAAACCATTTACATAAGCGGAGTAATTCAAATTGCTCCGCTTAATTTTTTTGAAAGGAAGTTGATAAATTGAGAAAAAAGATTAAGCAAGTGTTGTGTATGATCTCTGCACTTGTTGTGATGATATGTTGTGCCGTTCCTGCGTTTGCTGATGATACAGTAACTAAAAACGACCTGTCAAGCGTTAAATGGAATATTGTTAGTAAATCTTCTGACATTCCGCATTTTACTGATGTTTATAACAATTTTTCTTCAACTATCTCTAAAACTGATAATTATATTGCTGTTTATGGTAAAAAATCTGACGGCACATCAGAAACTAATATTCTTTATTTTGACCCTACCGCTATTGCATATTATAGCTTTACAAATAATCAATTTTTGTTTGGTTCAAATTATGAGTATGATTCACAACGTCTTTTATTCAAATTCGATTCTTCTGATAATAAAACTGAATCTGTTGGTTATGGCGGTTGGAATGTTACTAAACCTAGTGGTTTTACAAAATCTGAATGTAAAGGTTTATTAAATCTTAATGACTATGTTCAATCAACTGTTAAAGTATATTTCCATACAAAAGTATATGATTTTGACAATTTAGAAAACGAGTTAGAACCCCCTGACCCTAACGCTGTTCCTGCTCCGTTTACTGTTACATATACACCCGAACTTTCATTGAATATGCAAAATAAAATTTACTATCCGTCAAAGGGTGGTGCTAATGCTGATGAAAATGGACTTGTAGCAGCTGAAAATAATAATATCAATCTTGATATTAAGCTTACACCTGAGTTTTTAAAAACGTTCAATGAAAAAGACTTAGGAAAAGCTTACGGCTCTGGCACTTATGCCGTTTTATGTTGTCTTTCAAAAAATCTTCTTAATGCTGGTGATGATTTGCAACGTTTCTTTGATGAAGATGTTGTGCTTTATGCAATGAACCATGACGGCAATTACTACAAGGGTCAAGATGATGAAAAAATTAAGTCTGACGGCTCTTCTTCTGACGATTTGAATGGTAATGATACTGTTGATACTTTTGAGCCGTATTTAACATTATATCAAGGTAGAACTCCTATTTATACTATTCCTCGTGACGGCAAGATTACTGTATCTTTTGACCTCACTTCTATTGATTATAAAACACATGGTCTTACTGATGATAGCAAGCTTTATGTTAATGTTATCGGTGTATTTGTAAAGAATAACGGTCATGTTACTCCTCAGAATGGTGAAAAAACTGAGGACACAACATCTTCAACTTGGCTCGGCTCGTATGCCTATCAAGAAGATTTTACAAACCTTAAGACGTGTGAGAAGATTGATGATTTTGTAAAGTCCGTTGATGAAGAAACAGGCAAGCCCGAAACATTCAAGGCTTATCGTGTTTATTCTGTTATTTCAGACCCTTTCTCTTATGAGAAGTTTCCTGATTATGTACCAAAAGTATATAAAGACAAGGACGGAAACACTTACAACCCCTCGACTACAAAGCTCAAAGACTTGTGTAATATACCGCCTTCAAAGGTTACTGACGTTGACCTTGCCAAAGGTTCAGACGGTGTTATAAATGATGGTTCATATATGCAACCTGATGATTATAACAAGTATCTTGATAAAAAGAAAATTAATGCTAATTTTGGCTCTGTTGATTTCACGGATATAAAATCTATATTCAGTACAACGGGTACATATTGGGACTTTCTCACCGCTGCTCTTTCCTGTTTGCCGTCATGGTTTTATGCTGTGTTCTCTGCATGGTTTGTGCTGTTCTTAGCTATTGCGCTTATTAAGCTTGTCTTACCTACGTGAGGTGAATTATGGATATAATACATGGTATTGAATTAGTTTTTAAATTTCTGATGAACTGTATGTCTTATACGTTTCCATTTGGAAAATACAGTTTCACTCTCGGTTCGGCTATTATAGGCGGTATGCTTTTATCAATCAGCTTGACGTTATTATATTTTATGCTTAGAAAGTAGGTTTATTATGTTAGTAAATATTGTTTTAGTTGTCCTCGTTGCTCTTATGGTCCTTTCTCTTGTATGGCTCGTTAGGAGGTAGAAAAATGCTTAACTTGGTTTTGTTTATACTCGTTGTCTGCTTTTTGGTTTGTACTATAAGTGGTGTTATAGGTTTCTTCACTGACCTTAGAAACTTTAAAGCTGAACATGAGTTCAGCGGAAACAGAAAACAGCTTATTGAGTTTTTGATGTTCGGTGAAGATGTTGAAATAAAAGCCGTTCCTGCGGTTGAATCTGATGATTGTGAGGTGAACGATAATGAAAGTACACATAGTGTTTGATGAAAATAACCCATTTTTTCAGCTTTTAAAGTCAATGGGCTGTGATCTCTCGCAAGAAGTCATGAATAGATATGACGCTTTGCTTCTCGGCATGGCTTTTATATTCGCTGTGGTTATGCTCTGTATCTTCTGCAAGTTTTTCTATAATGTGATGATACGCATGACACGTTGTGCAAGTGCTGTGTGAGGTGTTACATGAATAGAAAACTATTTCATATAATTAACTTTTTGTGTTGTATGCTTGATACTTATTTTTTCATTGCTCCCTTTATAGTTTTTTATGTAATTACTTCTAATAGTATTATTTCATATCCCTTTACTACTCCTAAACAAACTGCTTTATTTGGCTTTGTTTTGTTTATTCTTTTGGAGATTATTATACATCATTTTATTTTTTCTGTTTTTCATCTTGTTGATTATTTTAGAAAGGATTAATGTTATGATACTATTTGATTACATAAAACAAATACCGCCCTTTATCACCTATGAGGTGTATGACCACCTTTTCGGTGCATATTTCAATAATTCCGCTATTTTTCAAGGTTGGGGCATACACCTCTATACCGGTAAATTCGGCACCGGTAAAACGTCAACCCTTGCTCAGATAGCATATAACTATTGTGTGCGTTATCCTCAGTTGTCTATACTTACAAATATCAATCTTCAAAACTTCCCTGAGTGGACGAATATATACAAGCTTAATTCCGCACAAGATATCCTGCACGCTCCTAAAAACTGTATCGTTGTGATTGATGAGATAGGTACTATCTTCAATTCACGAGATTTTTCAGGTGGTAAAAGAGCCGTTCCAAAACCGCTTTTTCAACACCTTTGTCAATGTAGAAAGCGCAAAATGATGATACTTGCTACAGTTCAACGCTTCAATCTGCTTGATAAGCAGATACGAGATATAACGGCTACAGTGTCAACGTGCCGTGCTACATTTCGTCACCCTTATACACGTCTTATCAAGGTCAAAACCTATGATATAGACGAGTATGAAGCGTATACTGAGAATAAGTCATATATGCCGAAAAAGCTTTACAGCCGTTTGTATTTGCAGACTAATCAGAGCCGACAGCTATATGATACTTCTCAGCTTGTAGATAATATGCTTGATAAGGAGTATATTACTGATACGGAAATACTTGCCAATCGTGGACTAGATGTCACAAGTGACATAATGCACGATAGAAAGACAAGCAGAAGCCTGCGAAAAAGGCGTGGCGTATAGCCACGAGCGACCGCAGGGGCGAGCGCTTGCGCCGCCCTGCGGTGCGTGTGGCTATTACTTGATATTAGCCACAAAAAGTACTCATTTTTAAAAATGAGGTGTTAAAAATGCCCTTAAAAACGTCCTCTAAAGAGGTCAAGTGCAATACAAAGATAAAGGAATATCGTGACGGCAGTTACACTATAACACGTTCTGACCGACACATTTTTAAAGACCCTGCATTTGAGTATCACTGCAAGCATGAACATAGTATTGACGAACTTTCAAGACAAGAGCAACTAAAAACGGCTCGTGAAAATTACATATGTTATTTTGAGTATGAGGACGAAAACGGAAACATAACGCTTGATATGCTTGATACTCGCAAGTTTAAAGATAAGCAGTCACAAAGCGGTGAAGTTCGTTCCGATAGTGTTCAAAGAGCAAAGCAAAGTATCTTTGATATTGTTTATCAGAATGATTGGAAGTACTTTCTTACTATAACATTTAGCGGTAAAGATTTTGACCGCTCCGACCCTCGGGAAGTCTTTAAGCCCTTGAAACGTTGGTTTGATAATGCTGTTCAACGTAAAGGCTTGCGTTATGTCCTTGTTCCTGAGTATCACAAAAAAGGTGGTATACATTGCCACGCTCTTATAAACGATTGTGACTTTAAGTTTGTTGATAGTGGTACACGTCTTGTTAGGGGTCATGACAAGCCCCTTAAAATAGATACTATAAAGCGCCTGCATATATGTGATAAACTCGGCTGTGATATATCTGATTTGCCTGTAGTGTATAATGTTTCTGATTGGAAATATGGATTTTCAACTGCTATTCAGACTTACGGACAGATGTCTAATTTAGCATTTTACGTCACAAAATATATTACTAAAGACGTGAAAAAAATCTTCGGTAAATTCTTCTGGAGTAGCAAGAACATTGTTCGTAAAACTAAAGAGATCTATTGCAATTCAGATTTCAAAGATGATTTGCCGATAGTCTCCCCCCCTCGTGCTAATGTCTGTTATCAGTATGAAAGTAGTTTCACCTTTTCAAGTCAAGTCGAAAAGAACTGCAATGATATACTTCAATATCTTAAAGAGAATGGAAATGATGATGTCCTATGATTTTTAAAGAATGGTTTGAGATGTTCTATAACGCATATTGCGTTGATGTGATAGCCTATGATTGCTATAAGGACTATTACTATATAAATCAAAAACACTTCGGTTATATAGCCGATTTGGAGCTTACAGAGGTCAAGCCTATTGATATTCAGAATTGTCTTAAATCCACCCTATCTTACAGTAATGATCGTCAAAGACGTTCATATTTCTTACTTAAACGTGTATTCCGTGAAGCTATAGTTAATGGTTATTGTGACAAAAACCCTTGCGACTATGTTAAACCTCCAAAACGTATAAAAAAAGAAGCTGAATATTTCAGCCCCGATAATCTCGTACACCTTTTTGATGATGATAGTAGAGTTTGCAGAATGTTTCAGCTTGACTTGTGGACAGGTCTCCGCCGTGGTGAACTTCTCGCCCTTAGTTGGGATAACATTGACCTTGATAATAGATATCTTAAAGTCTGTCAGACACTCGTACATACTTCATGCGGTGATAGGATTGTACAGACCACAAAATCTCGCCGTGATAGGCTTATCCCCTTGCATAGTAATGCAATAGCTATTCTTCATCAGATACGCTCTCAGGACGTCTCAGACGGCTTTCTGTTCGTTTCACCTATAACGCATACAGTAATATCCCTTAGACGTTATAACAGGCTTTATAGAATGTTCTATGAGCAACAAAAAACAAAGTATCCTGATTTACAGTATCTCACCCCGCACAAGCTTAGACATAGCTATGCAACGTATCTTATTCAGTGTGGCGCAGATATCGAAACCCTCAGAGCATTGCTCGGACACGTTGATATAACAACTACCCAGCGTTATGTACATAGCAATTTCAACCAAATGTGCAAAGCTGTTAATAATCTCAAATTTGAATAATAAAGGAGTTTTTAAAATGAAAAGTAAATTTTATACGGAGCAAAAACACAAAGAAACTATGAATTCCGTTGATATGCTCGAAGGTTGTATAAATCGTATGTGCGTTACTGATGATATTAATGAATTACGTCAACGTCTGATGAATTCAATGTGTATCTTGTCTGAATTGTATGTCATTAATCTTGAAAAGCTTAAAGAGCGTTTTTCTCAGAATGATTTCTGAATGTGCAAAGCTGTGAATAATCTCAAATTTGAATAATAAAGGAGTTTTTAAAATGAAAGAGTTTAATTTTTGGTGTAAAGAAAATACCGATCATGGCGAATGTGCCGATAAGGTATGCGATTATGATAACTGTTGCTGTTATGCCCACTGTGAGGAATGTATATTTTATCTTACAGATTCTCCTGCTTGTGAGAATTGCTCTGTACCTTGTTATGATGATTAATACTTACCTGTGTATGTTTTTTGCTTCTTTTTTTCGTTCAAAAGCATTCGGGTGGTAAAGTCGAACTCGCTGTGGGCAGAACTTTTGAACGAATGGGCTACATGTTCGACATCTGAGTAACTATGCACAAGTCTTGCTGTCTGCTCCTGCCGTTCGCTATATGCAAAAGCAGGAAGAAGATTAATCTTCTTCCTGCATATCCTTTTCGAGTAGTTCAATTATAAGGGCGTTCAGGCTCTTTCCCTTGCGTTCTGCATGGGCTTTGTAGACTTCACGCTTGCCTTTTGGCACTCGTACCTTGATTTCGTCAAGCTTTGCGTGATACTTGGCTACTGCTTTTTTCTCTGCTTCTGTTAACATTTTTATCACCTCTGAATTATTATACATTATTCCGTTGTATGTGTCACCATATAAAATAAACAAATATGCTCCCATATATTTGTTTAAAATGTCAATTGAAATGTGTGCCCATATATGATATAATATATATAGTGAAAGAGATAAAGGTAACTTTCACAGCGGAGGAAATTGAAAGGAGTGAGGATAATGCAGAATATGCCGACAGCTACAGAACTTGCGATAAAGTATGCAAAGCGTGAACAGCTTAGAATTATAATAGACAAGGCTCTGAACATTCATGCTGATTGCGAATATGAAGCTTTATCAAAGCTGATTAACGAACTCAAACAAATGCTTGAAGAAGCATAAAAAAATGTAGTCGGCAATCCGTCAAAATACACCGACTACATATTCACACACAAACTCGGATATCCTCCGCTTTGTAAATCCGAGTATAACACAAATTTTATTAAATGTCAAGTTTAAAGGATTTTTGAAAATGACTATTGAACATATGAAAAATATCGCAAAAGAAAAAATGAACAATGAAATCGCATTCCTTACTGAAAAGTTGACTTCAGGCTCTGAGGTTCGTGCTACTTTGTTTGCTTTTTTTCTTGTTGAACTTTTTTCTATTGATGAATATCGGTATTATCTTGAACTTATCCGCCAAGCTGAAAAATTTTAAGGAAAGCGTATAATACCGCAGAAAGGTTGATTAAAATGGAGAAATTTGAAACTATTGATAATTATTATATTCTTGCTTTTGCGTATCGTGTTTACGATGCAAAATGGGTAAAGGAAGGTCTTATTTTAGAGAATAACCCTTATGATGTCACTGCACAAGAAAATGAAGAAAAACTAAGTAGGATATGCTTTCAGCTTATGTATGCAATGAATTCATATTATGAAAAAGGTATGATTAATCTTACTGCTATATCCGAATATGATATTTATCAAGCCGCTTATAGTTATACCCTTGATTTACTCGAAAAAAATCAATCGAATTTAATTTGGTCGAAGTCTGCTCTTGAAAATTTTGCGTCTGAATTACATGAAAAAATTATTGCACTTGAAAATCTTTAGCACTATTCAACTAAAAACGACTCTCCACAATAGCGGAAAGCCGTTTTTACATATTGGTCGGAGTGACCGGATTTGAACCGACGACCTCTACCACCCCAAGCCCACGCACGAAGTGCGCAG